ATAAAAAAACTACGCGCGCCAAGCTAGCTACACACAAGATTATTCAAATTTTACCTGTTAGTGCAATAGGGTGTGTACTTGAAGTAGAAGGGTTTAGTGAGAGATTTAAATCGGTTCAAATTCCAGTGCTTGAAAGATATGCAGGAATATTAACATATAATAGTAAAAATTTATTATATGGATTATATACAGAAAAAATTAAACCAACTTGGAGATTAGTATGAAGGCTATTATTTCTAATAGAATTTATATGGATAATCCAGGTAATGCTGCTACTAAATTTATAGCTAATCAACTTACTTATAAAATAGCAAAAAATACCGGATCTAAAAAATTTAATACGATAGAAACTATAAAGAACTATAAGCTATTTAATGGTGGTATGATAAGCGTACCACAGGGTCGAAAAGATTTAATACCAGAAGAATATACTATTATTGATAAAAGAGTATATAATTCTGTGCCATTTCCAGCCCCTAAATACTCCTTACGAGAAGAGCAATTAGAGGTATATAATAACGCAACTGATACTTGTTTTATCAATGCTTTAGTAGGATGGGGAAAAACCTTTACGGCTTTACACATTGCTCATAAATGGGGTCAAAAAACACTTGTAGTTACACACACTACCGCTTTGCGAGATCAATGGGCTGACGAAGTAAAAACTTTATTCGGAGTAGAACCAGGCATTATAGGCAGCGGTATTTTTGATATAGAAGATCAATTTATAGTTATAGGCAACATACAAAGTCTGGTTAAGTATACAGATAAAATAAATAAGGAATTTGGTACCATAATTCTTGATGAAGCTCATCATTGTCCAGCAACTACTTTTAGTCAAACAATAGATAGCTTTCATGCAAGATACAGACTAGCTCTTAGTGGAACTATGACTAGAAAAGATGGTAAACATGTCATTTTTCAAGACTATTTTGGTGATCAAGTATATAAGCCACCACAAAGTAATACACTAAATCCACAAGTTCATTTAGTTAAAAGCAATATAGTATTAAATCCAAAAGCCAGTTGGGTAGACAAAATTAACCAACTAACCCAAGACGATGACTATAGAAAATATATTAGTGGTATTGCTGCGTATCAAATAAGTAAAGGTCATAGTGTATTAGTAATTGCTGATAGAGTAGAATTTCTAGAAAAGGTAAAGGAGTATATAGGTGAAACGTGTGTGTTGGTTACTGGCGACACCCCTACAGAAGAAAGACAGGCTGCAAAAGAACAACTACTCAACAAAACAAAAATGTGCGTTGCTGGTAGCAGACAAATCTTCAGTGAAGGTATCTCAATCAATATCCTCAGTTGCGTAATATTAGCAGTACCAATGAGTAATGATAGCTTGCTAGAACAAATCATTGGAAGAATTATGAGAGAACATCCTAACAAATTGCAACCAATTGTTATCGATATTCAGTTTAGTGGTTGGTTAGATAAAAAACAAAATAATGATAGATTAGGGCTATATCTTAAAAAAGGCTGGGAAATAATAACGGTATAGAATTTTTAACTTGTAATAGTTAGTTATGTATAGTATAATATAAGATGCGTCAAAGAAATTTACTTAAGTTTGATCTTTTTAAGCTAAAAAACTTATCAAGCAATAATCCGAGCAAAATATTGCTAACACTAGAAAATCATTATAAAAGATCAAATAATGATATAGTTGGATCAAACTTTATCCTTAATCCAGATAAGTTTTTCTCTGACCGTAGTACTGACATACTATATAAAGCGCAGTATATTGAGTTAGCGGGTCGTAGAAGTTATCAGCATTATAAAGATTTAGGTTACAAACATTTAGATTTATCTTACTATCCAGACCTAAATATAACAGCAATAAAATACAATCCGATAATAACAATAGAAAACAACAAAATTTATTTTAAACACGAGGAATAAATGGCACTTAGTTTTAAACAAACAAAAGGTAAAGCTCTATCTAATAAGGTAGAGACATATGAATATAAAGAAGGCGAGAATACAGTACGATTAATTGGCGGTATTTTGCCAAGATATATTTACTGGGTTAAAGGTACAAATAACAAAGATATTCCTATTGAATGTCTAGCTTTTAGTCGTGAAAAAGAAAAGTTTGATAATCTAGAAAAAGATCATGTTCCAGATTATTATCCTGATCTTCGCTGCAGCTGGAGTTATTCTATCAACTGTATTGACCCTAAAGATGGCAAAGTTAAAGCATTAAATCTTAAGAAGAAGTTGTTTGAACAAATTCTTACCGCTGCTGAAGATTTAGGTGATCCTACAGATTATGATACGGGTTGGGACGTAGTATTTAAGCGTACAAAAACAGGACCACTTGCATTTAATGTAGAATATACCCTACAAGTATTGCGCTGCAAAGCTAGAAAATTAAGTGCCGAAGATAGAGCACTAGCAGATAGTGCACAACCAATTGATGAAAAGTTTCCAAGACCTACCGCAGATGAAGTAAAAGCCCTTTTAGACAAGATTAATACTCAGGCTGAAGGGGAAGATGATTTAGATCAGAATCAAGCAGAAGCCATAAAAGAACTAGGCTAATAAAGATAGGTTCAGTACTTTGGTACTGAACCTATAACTTTTGGGAAAATTTAATGCAAGTATTATTTACAGCCGATATACATATAAAATTAGGACAAAAAAATGTACCACAAGATTGGGCTAGAAATAGATATAATTTGCTGTGGGAACAATTAGCTATTCAACAAACTAAGGCTGATTTATTCATTATAGGTGGAGATGTATTTGATAAACTGCCTAGTATGGAGGAATTAGAAATATATTTTGATCTTATAAGCAGCTGTAATATCTCTACACTTATTTATAGTGGCAATCATGAAGCGGTAAAAAAGTCTACAACTTTTATGACTAATTTAGCAAAAGCCACTAATAAAATGAATCGCAAGGTTATTATAGTAGATGAATTTTATAGTGATTATGGTATAGAATTTGTACCATACAACAAGTTAAAAGAGTTTGAACATAATAATCCATGGCCAGAAGGTGGAAATATATTATGTACACATGTAAGAGGAGAAATACCTCCACATGTTACACCAGAAGTAAATTTAGATATTTTTAAAGATTGGAATATTGTTTTAGCTGGTGATTTACATAGCTATGAGAATAGCCAGAAAAATATTCTTTATCCAGGCAGTCCAGTAACCACTAGCTTTCACAGAGAATTAGTAGATACAGGCGTACTATTGCTAGATACAGAAACACTAACACATCAGTGGATAAGATTAGAACTTCCCCAACTAATACGTAAAACTGTTAGTGCCAGTGACCCTAAACCGCCAACAGAATATCACCATACAATTTATCAGGTTGAGGGCGATTTGCAAGAATTGGGGGAGCTAGAGGACAGCGATTTAATTGATAAAAAAGTAATAAAACGAAGTACTGATGTTCAACTAATGCTTGACAACGATATGACGTTAGTTGAAGAGGTAAAAGAATATTTACAATATATTCTTGAATTACCACGAGAAACTATAGACAAAGCAATACTAGAAATACAAAATAATTTGGACAAGATAGAACATGATTAGTACTGATTATCATCCAAATTTTTATTATGTGGCTAGAATATTAGCTGAACGTAGACACGGCTCACAAAATAGCTGGGAACTAGAATTCAATAATGCCGTAGAGATCATATTGCTAGTAGAACAATTAGGGTTTTTAAATAAGAAGAAGTTTTGGAAAAATGATAACAATTAAAGAACTAAGATGGAGTAATTGTTTTAGCTATGGTGCAAATAACGTAGTAAATTTTGTCAAAGCTCCTCTAACCCAATTAGTAGGAAAAAATGGACACGGTAAAAGCAGTATAGCACTTATACTCGAAGAAATACTATTTAATAAAAATAGTAAGGGTATTAAAAAAGCAGATATTCTTAATAGATATATTAAGGATAAGAATTATAGTATAGAACTTGACTTAGAACGGGATGGTAATGAATATACTATAAAAAGCAATCGAGGCACACAACAAACTGTTAAATTATTAAAAAATGGTATAGACATAAGTGCACACACAGCTACACAAACATATAAGATTATAGAAAATATAGTAGGAATAGACCACAAAAGTTTTGCACAAATAGTATATCAAAGTAATGCTATGAGCCTAGAGTTTCTAACTAGCGCTGACACGGCAAGAAAGAAATTTTTAATAGAAATATTAAATTTAACAAAATATACTCGTGCAAGCGAAGTATTCAAAGAAATAACACTAGAGCTTGCTAAAGAAATTAATGCTACACAGGCCAAGGTTAATACTATACGTGGATGGTTAGACAAGTATGAAAAAACGGACTTAACCCCACGTAAAATATTACAAATAGAAACATTAGATCCTATGCTTGAACAACAAGCAGCAGAGCTAAATATAAAAATTGCTAATGTAGATACAACTAATAAAAAGATTGTTCAAAATAATACATATAAGCAACAACTTGATAATATTGTACTTGATCTTTCGGTTGTTGAGCCTATAAATACACAAGACTTGCGTAAATTAGAGCAACAACAAACAGAACATTTAAAAACTGTTAAAGACGGCGAACAATTTATTAGAAAACTACAAAATCTTAGTGGGGTATGTCCCACTTGTTTTAGTGAAATAAATAGTACTAAAACTCAAGAACTAATTAGTAATAAAACTGATGAAGTAGAAAGTTCTAGAGCAATGGCTGTAAAATTACTTGTAGATATTACCGATCTAGAAAATCGTGATAAATTATATAAAAAAATAAGTAAAGCACAGCAAGAGTTTGAACAGCTACATCTTTTAATAGATAAAACGTTGCCCAATAAAACTTTTGATCGAGATGAGCTAAAAAATAAATACGACGAGCTAACAAGATCAATTCTTGAAACTAAACAACGCATTAAAAATGCTGAAGAGAAAAATAGTCAGGCAAATGCTCATAATAGTAAAATAGATACTATAAAGCAGCAACTTACGGAAATGAATGAAGAATTAGAAGAACATAGTTTTCAGCTAAATCTTATGAATGAACGTATGAGTATATTAACTGTACTTGCAAAAACATTTAGTACTACTGGTTTAGTTGCCTACAAAATAGAATGTTTAGTTAAAGATTTAGAATCAATAACTAATCAATATTTAGTTGATTTAAGTGATGGCAGATTTCAAATTAGCTTTAAGGTAAATAGTAGTGATAAACTACTAGTAGTTGTAACAGATAATGGCAGAGACATAGATATTAGTGCACTTAGCGGAGGCGAAAAAGCCAGAGTTAATGTGGCTACTCTATTAGCAATTAGAAAATTAATGCAAACTTTGAGCAGCAGTCGCATAAACCTACTAATATTAGATGAAACTGTAGAAGCATTAGACGTAGAAGGTAAAGACAAATTAGTTGAAGTTCTATTGCGAGAAGAACACTTAAATACCTTCTTAATTAGTCATGGATTCAGCCATCCATTACTAGAGAAAATAAATGTTATCAAACGTAATAATGTATCTCGCATTGAGGCATGAGTATATGCGAGCCAAAAGATTTGAAAAAGTATTAGAACGTAAGCGTAAAAAATTAGATAAAGCTACGGAAAAAATAGAACAATTAGATATGTCTACTAAAACTCTCTATATGAACTATGACGGAAGTATAGACTGGGAAAGATTATCTAAACATATTCGTGAGGCTTTAAATGGTAGATAGTCGTGCAAAAGGTGCACGTACTGAAACTGTTGCTAGAGATACGTTACGTAAGTATACAGGTTTAGGGTGGGAAAGAGTACCTGGTAGTGGTGCTCTTGACCCTAAACATCAGCTTAAGGGTGATCTTTACGTACCTAATGAAAAGAATAAGTTTTGTGTTGAAGTAAAAGGTTATGCAGAAGATCATATAAACAGCGGCTTGCTAACACATAAAACTCCGCAACTAGTAGAGTGGTGGCAGCAAACAGAACGTCAAGCACGTCAAGTAGATAAACTGCCACTACTTATTTTCAAATATGATCGTAGCAAACTATTTGTTGGTACAGTAGTGTTTAATGATGATGCATTACTAGAAAAACGCTGGCTATTATATAATACTGGTGAGTACGAGTTCTATATATTTTTGTTAGAAGATTGGCTTGAATTAGGGAACATTAATTTTATACAATGATATTAAGTAACGATAATTATATAGTTGTAGACAATTTTTTAGAAAAACCAGAATATTTAATATCTTTGTCAAAACAGTTAAAGTATCATGCATCAAATATAAAAGGTATTATTCCTGGTATAAAATTACAAGGTTATATGTCCGATCAAAATTGGATAGGTTTTAGATCTGATCCATTAGTAGAAATAGATAAAGACTTAGTTAATAGTATTTTACAAAAAATATTTTTTGGATTATATGGTTCTAATGTTGAATGTACTTATAACGTAGAAATGTACTTACAATTTATGCCACAAATTATAAAAAATGTAGATAGTTTATGGCACAAAGACATAGGATCAATTTATGCAGGAATTATTTATTTAAACAAAGATTCTAATATTACTAATTCAGGAACTATATTAAATATAGATAATGAAAATATAGTTATTGAAAACAAATTTAATAGGATGTTAATGTACCGTGCTGATATTAAACATAGACCAGAAAATGTTTTTGGAACGACTATTGATAATTCAAGATTATCAATAGTATTTTTTATAAATGAACTTACAGTAAAATTCCTACAATAAATTACTTGTAGCTAAACTAAATTTTTAAGTTGACATTTTTTATCAACGGTGTTATAATAATAGATTACACTCTAAAAATACCATGAAAACCTTCAAAGAATTTGAATCCACAGAAAAAACACTAATGATAGTAGATGCGCTTAATCTCGCATTTCGCTATAAGCACAGCGGAGCTAGAAATTTTGCTGAAGATTATTTGCGTACGGTGCAAAGCTTAGCTAAAAGTTATAAAGCACAAAATGTATTAATTGCAGCAGATCAAGGATCAAGTAGTTATCGTAAAGCTATTTATCCGTTGTATAAACAAAATCGTAAAGATAAATACGATCAACAAACTGAAGCTGAACGTATAGAGTTTGAATTATTTTTTGAAGATTTTACTAAAACGCTAGAACTATTAGGCGACAATTATCCTGTATTACGTTTTCAGGGTGTAGAAGCAGATGATATTGCAGCATACATAGTTAATAAAAAACGTAAACTACCATTAGATCAAATCTGGTTAATGAGTAGTGATAAAGACTGGGACTTATTAATTAAACCTGGTGTAGGGAGATTTA